TATATGATTAAAGAAATCGACCGCATGAGATATCTTGTTGGTCAGATCGGAGACCTGAAGACCAATGCTCCGAATCCATACGTTTATTTTAGTGCTAATGTTGGTTCTCCCATTTCGATTGGTGCCTTGAGCTATAGAAACGTCCATGCCGAGTATGTAGAGAACCGCCTTCGCACCTATATGATCGCCGGAATCGAACCACAGGAGCTAGAAGCCGAATACGAGGAAGTGAAAAAGAATTATGATGAGTTGAATGAGAAGTTCAAAAAGGAGCAGGACGAACGAATGCGTCGGCTTGAAGAAGAACAAAAGAAGGAGGACGCAGAAGCGAAGAAGCCTCTCATTTCTTCCTGGTTTCATTTCAACAATAAATAAACTACATTTTGGGACGTTCGTATAACTGGAATAGTACGCCTGACCTTCAATCAGGATAATGTGGGTTCGAGTCCCACACGTCCCGCCAGTTACCTCTTGGGGCCATCGTCTACTCCGGTTAGGACAGGAGGCTCTCACCTTCCAAAAGCAGGTTCGAACCCTGTTGGCCCTGCCAAAATTAAATTCAAAAAGCCTGTTGACATGCTTCGAATGATTTGCTATAAGTTCATTATTGAAACGGCGATCATCGCCCTTTAGAATGGAGAGATAGCATGAGCAAGTCCACCCGCACCATTGGCCGTCCCTCGGTTTTCGCCGACCGGAGCATCCTCGTTCATACCCTCACTCACCTGGACACCACTTCGCGCTATCTCAAGCTGCAACTGGTCGCCAAGGGTTATGTGAAGGTCGTGGTTATCCACACCTGCTTCAAGGGTCGTCCGCATCACGATTACGTCCTGACCGGCAAGGCCAAGGGTTATTTGGCTCTGGCTCGCAATTGGGGCCGCAAGACCGAGAACCTGATCCGCTTCGTTCGCGAGGATGTTGAGCAGGCTCTCGCCGCCTGATTTATCTAGGACTAGACACCTTAAGTTGACTGATAGTGGGTCAACGCGGTTTTTGTACAAGAACTGTTGGATGTTGGATCGTCGCCAACCTAGTCCACTTCTCTTTAATGGAGATTTTCAATGGCTAACGAACCCAAGATCACCGTGACGCCCCTGGTCTGCGTCTCCTACAAGGCCAACAGCTATACGACCGAGTACCATTTTGTCGGTAAGTCCGAGGAAGAGGCTCGCAAGCAGCTTGACGATTTCCTGGCTGGTAAGGCCGAGAAGACCAAGACGGTCGAGACCCCCGAGGGTGAGGTTACGGTGTCGGCTCCTTCCGGCCGTGGTGCGGCTCTTGTCGGATCGGTCTGGATGATCCATCATGCCAAGAAGCTCCGTGAGCGCGTTCCGGCTTCCGAGCTTGATCTGTATCTCGGTCGAGGTTACGAGCGTGGTGGTCCGCGTACTCAGTTTCGGGGTTGACAGATTTCTATAAACGTGCTACAGTAGGACACAATCAAGGAGAGCCCCATGCCCCGTTACGTCGCATTCACTCCTGGTAAAGTTGTTCCCCTGAACAGCACGGTCATCCGCAAGGCGTACTATGATGGCCGCAAGAAGCTCCTGACCCTGATCTTTCAGGGTGGAGCAACCTACAATTATTTCAAGGTTCCGAAGGATACCTACATCGATCTGGTCAACTCTCAGTCGTGTGGCGTCTTCTTCCAGTCGAAAATTCGTGGCAAGTTCGACTTCAGTCGAATGACCATGGGAGGCAAGGAATGAAGCTCGTTGATGATTTTGACTGGTATTTCTTTGGAAGCCTTCATGGTGGCGCTTGGGGTAGACCGTCTACCTTCCAGGAAGCTCTGGATGAGGTTTTAGAAATGGTCAAAATCATAGAGCCAGAGAATTGCATTCTTTCTATCCAAAACTTCTGGCGTGGTTTTTACGGAGAACCAGAAAATGAGAGTCCAACTGACCACTAATGACGGTGCGGTTTTCTTTGCCGACATTGATGATGCTATTCACGTTGACGTGATCGAGTTTCGTAAGCGCATATTCGCTTGTAAAGGGTTCAGAAATCTTCTCAATCCCGAGTTGCCGAGTATTGGTTTCTTTAAAGAAACCCGAATGGTTGTTTTATTTGAAAACGAGGTTGTTCAAGAAAGTCTTGAAAAATAGTTCTTGACAGCGTAAAAACCTTCTGGTAGAATGATAAATAATTCGCGTTGAGTGTCGGGGCTTTTTACTTCGGCCCTCAGTAGTAGTTTAGGATGACTGCCGCAAACTTATGTTTTTTTAACAGCAAAGTTCATCCTGTTTATATTGTCGGTTGTAGGTGTAACGGAGAATCGGAGAGCCCCGAAAGGGTTCAACTTCGGCTCTTGTGGAACCTTCCTCTATAGAAATGACCCTGTACATCGTCTAATGGATAGGACACCGGCCAGCGCGCCCGGAAATGTGGTTCGAGACCAACACAGGGTTTTTTGTATAGAGTTTAGGATCGTTTCTGCAAAGTAAAAAAACTTAGCACAGGTGAAAGGAGTCCCGTAAGGGGCTCGCTTCAACGGAGATAGTAAGGGCAACGATCCTGTTGTACCGTAAACTACCAAGTCCTCTAGGGTATCCGAAGAAGAACATATTGATGCAGTCCATTTTAGATGGCTGATACCACGTCAACATGAGGGTGAAATGCCCTCACACTTTTTAGTTTAGGTTGTCTACAGCAATATCTAATGGTAGCCCTGTGTCGTTGGTTCGAATCCAACTCTCCTGACCATTGACAGGAGATAGCTCAGTCCGGTAGAGCAAGAGCAAGATGCACAGCCTGTTTTAATTTTGAGGTTCTGATGAAGATTATCAAGGTCGGACGAACGCCTCCGGAAGAGGATTGGACTCACACTTTTGAATGTAAGAAGTGTAAGGCCGAGGTAGAAATCACGGTCGCCGACCTGAAGACCTATCATTATTTTGGAACACACTTTCGTCATGACTATCTCGGGGCCAAGTGTCCTCTCTGTGGTGAAATCTTCTTTGCCAACAAGGTCATACCGGACCCGATTTATGACAAATATCTAGACGAGAAACACTCCGTCTTTGACGGAACAGACGATTCAATTTATTAAGGTAAAATTCAACACCTGTAGGAGAAAGCCAATGTCGTTCACCAATGCAGTAGTCAACCGTGAGGCCCGTACCGATAACGGTATGAAGGCTCGTGCGTCCACTGCCGACGCCTGCACTGATCTGTTCTTTCAGATAGGTGGATCACGCGGCAAGAACATCATTCCGGCTTTCGTGGCTGCGTTCGCCTCGAACCCCGAGCTTGCTATCCGCATTGCTCTCTGGGCTCGTGATGTTCGTGGTGGCGCTGGTGAGCGTAAGCTCTTCCGCGATATTCTGACCTACCTTTCGAATAACGATACCGATTCGGCTTGTCGAGTCCTGAATAAGGTCTCCGAGCTTGGTCGATGGGATGACGTGTTCGCGGCCGAGGGTGATGCTCGTCAATACGGCTTCATGCTCGTGGCGAAGGCGCTGGCGTCGCATGATGCTCTGGCTGCTAAGTGGATGCCTCGCAAGGGGCCGCTCGCTGCCGAGCTTCGTAGCTGGCTTGGTGTGACTCCTAAGCAGTATCGCAAGTTCCTCGTGGCCCTGACCAATGTGGTCGAGTCGCGTATGTGCGCCAAGGATTGGGATAACATCAACTATTCCCAGGTGCCTTCTCTGGCCCTGGCTCGCTACAAGAAGGCGTTCAGCCGTCATTCACAGAAGTTTGCCGAATGGGCTCAGAAGCTCGTTGACAAGTCCGATCCGACTGTCAAGGTGAATGCGGGTGCGGTCTATCCGTATGACGTTCTCAAGGGTCTGGCGGCTCGCTGTCAGAATTCCTATTCGGAGACCGAGTTCTACGACGAGGCCGAAAAGAATGCTCTCATTGCTCAATGGGAAGCCCTGCCGAATTATGTCGGCGATGCTTCTATCCTGCCTATCATTGATACCTCTGGAAGCATGACCTGGACCAAGTTGACTGCCAGTGGCCTAATGCCTCTGGACGTTGCGGTTTCGCTCGGCCTCTATATGGCCGACAAGAATCGTGGTCCTTTCAACGGGACCTTCATGACCTTCTCGGAGCGTCCGGACCTTGTTCACCTTCAGGGTGATATTGTCCAGAAGGTTCAGCAGATGGTTCATTCGGACGTTGGTGGATCAACCAACCTTCATGCGGCCTTCGATAAGGTCCTTGAGGTTGCGGTCATGGGGAACGTGTCCCAGGCTGATATGCCGAAGATGCTTCTGATCTTCTCGGACATGCAGTTCAACTGCTGCTTCGATTACGATGATAGCGCCATCGAAATGATCCGTCGCAAGTACGAGGCGGCTGGTTACGAGGTTCCGAAGGTCGTCTTCTGGTGCCTTGAGGCTCATGGTGACAATGCGCCTGTGAAGTTCAATGAGCAGGGTGTCGCCCTGGTCTCGGGCTTCTCACCGGCCGTCGTCAAGCCGATCCTCTCGGCTGATCCGGGCTCGTTTGATCCTTTCAATATCATGTTAGAAGCGGTTGGGATCGAGCGTTACGACTTCTAAGTCGCCAGGAAGATAATTCTCGTATCTTCCGATACCTTGACACTGGCTGATTTCCCTGATAGGGTGTTAGCAAGTGTCAAGGTTTTTCTTTATGAGGTTCTTATGACTTATTCATTTGATGAAAAGGGTTATTTCACCAACCTGTCCCTCACGGATATCAGTCATCTTGATATCCTGGTCGAGGCGGCGACGAAGGGCGAAGTGATTATTTCCGATCCTTATTATGAGAGTTGGCTGAAGCAAGCCGGGTTTCAGGATAAGAACGATATCATGACGTATGCCGTCGTTTTCATTCAGGTGGCGGCTATTTCTCTCAAGCGTGCTTATAGCGAACAGTGGAATTACTCAGAACTTCAAAAAAATGACTATAAATCCTTGTATCTCAATTTGTTGGATAAATACTCATAAACATATGGGCCTGTGAATCAGAGGTTGATTACGGGATTGTCTATCCCAGGAGGCGGGTTCGAGTCCTGTCTGGCCCGCCATTAATTTTGCGGATGTAGCTCAATGGTAGAGCCACTGGCTTCCAACCAGAAGACGAGGGTTCGATTCCCTCTATCCGCTCCAATTTATAGGTATGAAATGAAATTTCCGGACAAGGCTCTTGAAAGAACGACGAACATCATTATCATCATCTGGGCCGTCTTTGAAATTGTAATGAGATTTGTAGATAAATAATCCGCAATTGCGGGTGTAGCTCAGTGGTAGAGCGCAACCTTGCCAAGGTTGATGTCGAGGGTTCGACCCCCTTCGCCCGCTCCAATTTAAAGAAGGTCTGATAATGAATCTGTATATCCTACTCCTACCTTTTATATTTTCATTTATAAATCGTCTTCGTGGTAGTGGTTATATCCCAGGTGGAAAGTATATCACCGCTGTTCTAGCTGCTATTACAATCTACTTCTATCAGATTCATCTTCAATATTTCTATCCAGACAACTTTATCCTATCAGGTGTACTTTTTGGATTGTGTTGGATCGTATGGGAATTCCCGCCATGGTCAGAGTGGATGCATCTAGGTGTAACAAGTCCTGTGAGGACCCCAACCGCCTTTGAGGCGTTTATCAATAAGATCACCGGCAACAATGCGACGCTGGCTCTCCTTATTCGTGAGACGGTCTTTCTTATTCCCGTCGCAATTCTATTCAATTGGACATTCCTACTTCTTGGCCCGGCTATCGTCCTGGCTTATGCAATCGGTAAGGGGTTCGGATTGATCTGGAAGACGATTGATACTATTATGGTCTCAGAGTTTTTTGCTGGTTTCTTTTGGGGTATAGCAGTGCTATATTGTTTGGTATGAAAAGAAATATCTATATGAATAGTCTCTTTGTGGTTCTCTGTTTTGTAATAGGAACTACAATGATATACGTCTCAACAATTAATCCAGATCGATGGGAAGGTTTCTTCGACCTTCTTATGGGTATCTTTGTTGATTACTTAGGATTTGCTTTCTGGCAGGATATCTTAACTACCAGGGAATGATCCGCTAATACCCTCAATGCTATCGGTATAACGAGGCATTTGACCCTTCATACCGATATGACGTGCAATTCTGGACACGAGATACTTTCCGGAAACCAAGGGATCGAGACCACGGTCAGCCGAGGCAACTGATTCCGGGATGGCCGCATTGATCATGTCACCGGCCTTGACGCGGGTGTCACCGAATACTTTCAAAATAATATAGTTCTGCATGAGATTCGAGACGTAAGCCAACTGAAGCGGCGACGCCTGGGGAATGCTCGTGTTCGGACGGCCAGCACTATCAAATGGGATATGTGCAAAGAGGCCAAAGACCTGACCGAAAACTTCCTTGAACAGAGCATTATTGAACGTGCCTGCATTCGGGACAAACCCGCCTGCACCATTGATCGTCTGATCCTTGGTCTCATATTTACGGGTTCGCATATCGAAGGTCGCGGTTCGCTGTACCAGACCACCTAGATCGACACGACTGGTGGCGCTCATAATCTGAGGAACCTCGTAGTCGATGATGTTATTGTAAGCATCCGTATAAATTGAATGACCAATTGTATCGGAGTGGATAAAGTTCTTGACCACACCGTCCTGCATCATGCCTTCAATTGTCTTAAAATTATGACCGAGAGCGTTCTGGAAGTAGAGGAACGTCGATGTCATGTTCTGAGTGCTGACGGCTCGACGGCGGATCATATCAATGGCCTCGAACGGCTTCATGTTCGGAATGATGATCTTCTGGATTCCCTGAGTCGCCTCGGTAATAAGCGGACTGATCGACTTGAGGAAGGTGGTGTGGATATCCTGGACGATAGAAGCGATATCCGTCTTATAAGCCTTCTGGATATAATTCGTCTTGGCCTGGAAGGTTTCCTGCCCCACAGCATGAAGGGTGTATTGCTTGGTCTTCTCCGAGCCTGGAAACGCCTCTTGGCTGACCTTATCGACCGTCAGGGTGTAGGTGACAGTTGTCACTCCCGGAGGCTGGAAGGAGAAGGTGAGAACCTCACCGCCTGTGACCTGTAACTTACCGATAGCATCTGTGCTATCCAGGACCGTAATTTCCCCAATACAATTTGGTACAAGAATGCTCTCGTACACGACGGCGCTGATGAAGTCCTGTGATAGGTCTATTGTTCCGCCTTGTGTAGCGAGTGAACAGCTATTGATTTCTACGTCGCCGGGTTGAACTGCGCTCATTGAAGAAGGGCCGTGATTTCTTTGGTGATTTGCTTGGTGAAGGTGTTCGCCAGGACGACAATGTTCTTATTCATTTCATTCAATTGATTCTCGTAATCATAATACGAGACTGCATCGTAATAGACATCTTCCAAGGGATCGAGGGTGTCATAGACCGCGACCGAGACCTGATTGGCGTGTGCAATGGTGATGGTTGTGTTTGACTCCTGTCCATAAATCGAGAAGGCGCTCGCATTGATGATATTGTTATTCGGTAGATAGTTCCCGGAGACATGTCGAATATGAAGAGCATTACTTGTGGTAAATGCCACCTGACCATTACCAGTAACGCCAACGTCATACGCAATATTGACAATCTCATCCAAGGTGAGCGTGGAGACATTAGTGGTAAAGTTTAGAGTAACCAAATGATTTGTATCGACCATCCAGTCGGAAGGTGTGCGGATATACTCGATAACATTGTTGCCAGCATCCAATACAGGCTGATAGTATTTTGAAATTACCGGAGACAGGGCCTCGTAACCAGATACCGTAAGGGTCTGACCATTATACCAATTGTTTGTATAATATTTGATCTTGGCCTGGGCTCGAATCCAGTTACCATACTTCTGTTCGAGGAAGTCCTGGAACTGTTCGGTGTTCATATACCATGCGTAGGGATCGACCTGCTGATTGGCAAGGAAGACGAGCCATTCGAGATAGGGATCGCCATAGACCTCATCGGCAACCTGATCGCTTCTCTTGCCTTCAATAATCGAATAGGGAGCAAAAGAGAAGGGGTTACTCTGGACAGTCGGAACCATGGTAATCGCCTTGGTGATATCGACAACCGGAGTACCATTGTACGTGATGGTCGGAAAATTGGAGAAGAGCGTTTCCATAAAACCCTATAAATAAACGAAAGATTCATAGTATTTATAGGTATCAGACAACATATGACTTGGGGTGTTCAATTCGATCCTGGATTTAATCCTTCGGCTACCTTCGGGACGCTTCCACCGTCTTGGGACAACGGAGCGGCTGCTGCACCTGCTCAACCTTCGTCTGGCGTTACTAACGGCATCAACTACAATTCACCTGCGTCGAATTTCATTTATCCTCATGACCTGAATCAGCAATTTTGCCTTCTTTTGGAATTCTCTTCATATAATCGTCCGAGTATGCTCTCCCCGGCCGCAACCTCACCTATCGGAAACATTGCTCTCCCTATCCCGAACGAACTGGTTGACCGTCAACAGTTGCAATATACCGAAGATCAAATGGGAGCGATTATGGGTACGGCCCTGAATCAGCTATCAGCGGGATCACAAACAAGAGAAGCTATTAAGCAGGGTGGAATATCCGGATTGGGAAATATCGCGGGAGCATTAGGAGAGGCGGCACTCAAACAGGCTGGTGTGAATGCTCTTGACACTTTAGGAAATTCACTTGGTGCAAAGAATCTAACTAATAATGCTCTTTCACTAGGTGGTCTGGCCCAGAATCCGTTCCTTACTGTTCTGTTTCGTACTCCAATGTTCAAACGATATACAATGACCTGGACGTTCGCTCCGGAAACCGAGGCGGATACAAATCAACTGAAATATATCATCAACAAGATTCGTTATCATTCTCTCGCAGGTAGTACATTCGGAGGCACGCTACTCACATATCCGGACATGGTGAAGCCTCACCTGTTGCCTACAGGTTATCAGTTTGATTTCAAATTCTGTGTGGTCGAGAACCTACTGGTCAACTATGTTCCTGGCGACACACCGTCATTCAACAGTCGAACCCTTGCTCCCTCGGCTATCCGTCTGACCCTGAATCTTCTGGAAATCGAGTTGTGGTTCAAGGACGATATCACAAGCTCACTTTATAAGAGCTAAGATGGCCGCAAACGATTTTCTCAAAATAAGAAGTAGCCGTTACAAGCAGGGTATCTTTCAGCCGACGAACCCAAAGAAGTACATTGGCGATCATCGTCATATCGTCTATCGCTCGTCCTGGGAACTGAAGTTCATGGCATGGTGCGACACGAATCCGGGTGTTATCTCCTGGTCCTCGGAAGAGACGGTCATTCCCTATAAGTCGCCACTCGACAACCGTACCCATCGCTACTTTATTGATTTCAAAGTAAAGCTCAACACCCGCCAGGGAATCAAGACGGCTCTGATCGAAGTCAAGCCGGACAAGCAGACACGTCCACCGGCTCAGCCCAAGAAAAAGGTCACGAAATCCTATGCCAAGGAAGTCGTGACCTATGCCGTGAACGAAGCCAAGTGGGATGCAGCGAGAGGATTCTGTAAGAAGAATGGTTATGAATTCATGATCCTCAATGAGTACGATCTAGGGATCAAGAAGAAGACTTAAGGT